ATGACGAATGGAGAAAAGAAAATATCGGTCCAAAACCAGCAGACCAACCATGTAGTAGTAAATCTACTCCAGAAGCAGGTTTTATCGAGTATATATCATCATTCTTTTCAGCTTTGCCGAAGCGATTATTGCCTTATGCATCAGGATTATCATCTGTGTGCAAAACATTAATACCAATTCTTATGTTACCTAAGTTAGCAATTGACCTTTCTAAAGTAGTTATTGCAGCATCATCAGCAATCTACCGATGGGTTTTTGGAATCGCGAAAGACGATCAATCATGGATTCGAATGGAAATCGAAATCGAAGATTCACCTATTCATAAACTGGTGGCATCTTATATGGCTTATGTTCAGTCCGTAAATTCATCACATAAACAGACGGATTTTACTGGACAAGTAGGCGATTTGAGAAATCACTATTATGATATGTGTGTAGCTTGCGATCAATATGCGAGAGACCAAGGACGTTTTGGACCATATTATCTTGGATTCAAAAACCATTTGGAGAAAGGATTGTCAGGAGTTCCAGCAGCAAAAGCAAGAGAATTTGAACCAACAGTTTTGGTCCTGTACGGAAAATCAGGTACAGGAAAATCATCTGCATGGACAAATATTGTTGCCAGTGAACTTGGACTCAAGACAATTGATGAAGTCGTTGCTACCACACATACGTATAACATTAAGGATGAATATCAAACTGGAATGAGCAATAAGAGAGTAATACTTTTCGATGATTTCATGCAAGATCGTGAATCCGAAGAGGCATTAGCCCTAATCAACATTGTTACTACAGCACCTTTAATTATAAATTCAGCGAATATCACTGGACCCGAAGTTAAGGGTATGCAAGCCAAACCAGAAATTGTTGTATTGAATACCAACTGCAATAGTGATCTGGCAGCGCAAACTATGGTTAGTAAAGATGCTCTTAAGCGACGATATGATATCGAGTATGAGGTAATTGCAAAGTATAATCCCCTAGAACCTGGCGAGAAAATAGCAAGAGTTGTTTCATGCGTTTTGTATAAAACTCTCATTGGTAAAGAAGTTAATTTGGCTGAGATGAAACTTATCTTTAGTACGGTACATCGTGCTAAAAGAGATAATTTCACTAGAGTTAAAAACATGTTTAACAAAGAGATCGGACATCTATTTGCAGAAGGCATTGAAGACGGAACTATTACGAGAGAAGATCAATGGCAAGATAATCAAGATTTTCTTGCAGATGCTAAGAAATTCGTTTTCGTTCCAACAAAGAAAGAAAGCGATATCATAGGATTTGGATCTACATTGATCACCCTTGCATCTTCCGTTTTGACAACAGGAGCGATTTATGCTATACCAGCAGCACTCATATATAGTTATGCAACAACTATTGACTATATCTTTGAGTCTTTCATAGATCTACCTAGAATTGGCTTCCAGAGCTTTATAGAAAGGTTAATAAGACCTTTTTGTAAATGTTTGGTTGCTACCTTGGGCGGAACTGCTGCTCTATATATGGCTTTGAAACTTATGCATACAAGCGATAAGGAGTCTGGAACAACTAAGACTGCTAAATCGCCTAAAACAGCACTTTCCTTACCAGAATCAGGAGGAACAGACGCACTACGAATACTATATAACAAAGCTACAGGATCTATATTAAATCAAGAAACTGGAAGCACAGTTAATGTTATTTTTGTAGGAGGTCATTACATATTAACCGTAAGACATTTCTTCTTAGATTTTGCTACTGGCGATTATATCAAGAATAACTCAAAAATGACGATTAGAAAATCGACATGGAACTTTGGATCTAAAGAATTTTACTTTGAAAGAGAAAGCATTGTGAGATTCCCACAGAAAAGTGAGTTCCTTGGAAATGGACAATATCGAGATGATATTATTTTATATAAGCTCAATAACCGTGCATTTTCAGCCGAACAAAACATTACTCATCACTTTTGGGATGCAGACCACGAAATTACGAACGTCGTGGTTGAAAAACTTGATTTCATCGGATATGGAGAAGGCGGAAAATGGATTGGAGAAACATCATCATCTGTCGGAGTCGTAACACGAGATCAGATACGTACATCTAGACAGGAAGGCAAAACCTCAACTTATCACATCGTTGCAGAGTCAAATTACGCCAGCAGAGAAAGCTCTTGTGGAAGCTTGGTGCGAAAGTATCATATACAAGAAACACCTTTGCTAGGTATACATGTAGCACGAGGACAAACATCCAACTCGTTTTTCCATTTCGTTACATGTAAAGCTCTTAAAGAAGCGATGGCAACTACCGTGTCGATATCCAATGTGATAGTCGAATCAACGACAATTCCGGAAACAAGAACAAATATATTACCGGAAAATTCAACTTTGACTCTAGAAGGTAAGTCAAAGCATACCGTATTTCAAAATACAAAAACCGACCTTCAACCCTCTACCGTTTACGAATGTAATGGACCGCATATTACGGAGCCATCACCTTTGTCAGGACGTGATCCCCGCTTAACCGAACAATATCAGGGAGAAAACTTTTACAAACAGCTGTTTATAGGGTATACTAAGCGACCAGGGGAATTCACTTTAGAGGAATTCGAACCTGCGTTTCAATCTTTGCGCAGTCAATTCAAAGATATTCTTTCAACATCAATGGTAAGGATACGAAAGCTCACACTCAAGGAGGCTATCAACGGCATTGAGTATTTGCCTGGCAATACAAGAATGGACATGTCTACGTCATGTGGATATCCATATGTTTGCGAGGGTCTCAAGAAAACTGACTTGTTTTCTTTAGATCATGACGGAACAATTTTGCCAAGTCAAAGAATCATTGACGATTACAACCATGCAATGGGTTGTATTGAGAGGGGTACCGTACCTTTCCTACCATTTTCGTTAACCATCAAAGACGAAAGAATTAAGTTAGCTAAGATAGAAGTACCAAAAAGTCGACTTTTTGCCTGTGCAAATGTTATCAACTTTTTGATATGTAGAACGTATTTTTATCCTATACTAATGGCATTTTACCATACACCGCTTAATCGAATGTTTTTCTGTCCTTCATTGGATAGACTTTCACTCGATTGGCATGAGCTCATGTCATATATGACAGAAGTAGGAGAACGTGGATTTGATTTTGATTTCAAGTTTTGGGATCGAACCATTTCACATCTTGTATTAAGTTTATCAACTGATTTACTTACTACAGGATTACAATTACCTGCTTTAGAGCATATGACTTTGCTTGAAGTGTTATCAACACCAGTTACAATCTGGAAGAATAATGTTTTCAGAAGTAACGGAATACAAATGTCAGGAGTCTTAATAACGTACGTTTTAAATTGCATAGCTAACGAACTCATGCACAGAGCTGCATGGACTCATCTAGCCAAGATCCACCGGCCAAATTTCGTTGAGATGAGTAATTACAGAAAATACGTAAGAGGAATGAGAGGAGGAGACGACACAATAACAGTCGTCGACGACCGAGTTCTAGACTGGTATAACGGTCAAACTGTTTCAAAATTCTTAAATGCTCGGGGAATGGAAGTTACATCTCCCGAAAAGGATAAGGAAATTGCAGAAAGCTCACACTTTCTGGAATTATC